ACCTTCCGAAAGCGCCTAAATTGTTGAAAAATAAGGAGTTAGGGGAACCCCTCCCTCCTTCCGATAGTCTGATAGGGGCATATTGGCACTCTCGGAAGTGTCCTAATTTGAGGACATAATATTAGGGGTATTATATATTAAAAAAAAAAAAAAATAAAAAAAAAGAACTTCCAGAAGCCTACCATTGTCGTTTGGGCCGGTAGAGGGTGGGTCTGATTTTGCCTAGAGGGAGGGGGGTCGCCGTAACTCGTTCATTCCGTGGCACTTAACCCCAATCGGGCAGCCGGGAAACAGCCTAGAATCAGATAGGAAATCGGTGGGAATCCGACAGGAATCAGCTAAAATTACGTTTCATTATATTAATGAGACTTAATATTTTTTCAAAAACGCGAACAATATTATTCGCGACATCGTTTATTGTTACGATTAGCAATACAAACAGTTCGCGAGTCTCTCGCGAAACGACGTTACGATTAGCAAATTGCTTTCGGAAGTGCTTTTTACTTCCGAATCGTCTGATTAAATGTGATGGGTCGCGATTAGCCAGGCGGGAAATACACGAAGGCTTACACTTTTGTAAGCCAGATTACTGTTATGGTGCGGATGATGTGACCATCGCAGTGTATGTAAAGTTTTTCCATTAGTATTCTACCTCCACTCGCGCAACGATACCCGCGAGTTTCAGAATTGTTTTCGCAATTTCTGCAATCTGAGAGATTACAGAATCACAAGTTTGTTCGTGGTTCGTCCACTCGTGAAACGTGATAGTCAAACGGTAAGTATACATAGTATGCTCCTGAGAAAGTGGAACGGGGTTTGCTGTCCCCCGTTCCGAGAGTGTTACTGAGCCGATGCAGCGGACGCCAACAGGCCCTCGACCTGCTTGCGTGCCACGTCTTCCGGAATTCCGAGCCGGATGTAATCGCGCACCATGCGCTCCTTGATTTCATCCGGGGTAACTTCCGACGGACGATACGGAAGTAGCGCCGCCTGATAGGCGTTGCTTCTGGAATTGGCCTTCAGAACATCGTTGACCAATCCTGTAAGACTCCACTTTTTCTCGGAGATTACAGACTTGGCCTCGTCTTCCGTGTTGCAGACTTTGTACTCGAAAGACTTTTCGAGTTTTTCGCCTGCTTGCGGATGGCCTTCCGGAACTGCGAACGTGAACTTGCCAATCTTGGTTTCCATTTTGTAACTCCCTTTCGGAGTAGTCGGTCGGGCGGTATTGCCCTAACCACGAACAGAAGTCTATCACGGTTTTCCGGAACTGTCAACATCTTTTTTCGGCCTCGGCCTCATTTCCCTTTCCGTCGGCCTCCGTCTCACTCGCGCGACCGACAACATATACTATAGCATTCCGGATGCCAGCTATTCCGGAAGGAAATCATGTGCATCGGTGTGCATCCGTGTGAACCGCGCAGGTGTCAAAGTCTGTCACCCTGCCGACTTTTGTCTACCATATTGTGTCATATGCAATGGTGTGCATGAGGTTTGAAAGATTGTAAAATTTTGTGCAAAAGTTTACGCTATTGCCTAGTGTTTCCTATCACACCCCTATACACCCCTGCACAGATGGTCCCATAGTTGCACACTTTTGCGCGCCCATTGCAATCATCTGATGGGAGGTAAAATTCTGTAGAAAAAAAAAAATATTATCTAGCTACTTCCGGAAGTCTCATAATAACAAATTTGACTTTCAGTCCAGCTTGTGCTATGCTTTGGAGTCTCCCATTCCGGAACTGAAAATCGGCTTCCGGAATATATGATGCTACGTGTGTATTAGGAGAGTGCATGCCTGGAACAGTTACCATCACCGCTAAAGCGGGGCCTAACATTCAGGCTACCGCACTAGTCCTGACTGGACTCACTGGAATTCTATTCCTACCAGACCGTCGAATTCTCCAGTGTTTCACTGGTGGAGACACCAACTCTCCTCCCGAAAAAGAATTCGACCTCACAGGTGTTACTACCTGTACTGTTGCAATCGCGGGAACTGCACAGACAGTCTCCTTCACTATTTCGTAGTAACACGCGAGGCAGCCATGCCAATGGGAATAGTATCGGACTCAGACTTCTCATCAGAGTTAGATAAACTAAATCCTTCTTCTCGGGATAAGAGGGATAAGTCTGAGTCCGTCCCATCTCCTGTGGCTGAAATAGTAGATGCTCCACATAAAGGTCGTGGAACAGGAAATGTTGAAGTCCCTGATTCTCTCCGTAGAGTTATTGGAGAGGACTCAGCGATTAATGGTAGACAATCGGCTATCGAATTGGCTCAGAGCTTTGGCGTGTCACCATCATCAGTGTCAGCTTACGCTAATGGCTCACACTCTACATCTACTTATGATGACCGTCCAAATGCAAGCCATATTAATGGAAGCAGACTCAGAGTTTCCAAGCGAGCTTTCAATAAACTGAATAAAGCATTACACGCAATTAGTGATGACAAGTTAGCCGTATCTAGCGCGAAAGATTTAAGTTCAATCGCGAAGGATATGGCTGGTGTCATTAAAGTAATGGAGCCAGAAGATTCTGGCCCCAAGAATGTTAATAATGGTCCTACCTTCGTATTCTACTCTCCACAATTCCGTAAAGAAGAACATTACGAGACAGTAGTCGCGAAGGAGTAACTGTGCCTCAGTTATTGCAGAACGCTGTTGCATTTAACATTCTGGACAATGTTAACATCGGTGTTCAGAATGGTGCTACTTTCGCACTACCTGTTAAGCCAGGTGCATTTACTTGGCAAACTGTTTTTGGTTCCGTTCCTGGTTCTGTTACTGTTAATATTCAAGTCTCGATTGATGGCATCAACTTCACTACGGTTGACACATCCACACAAGTCAATGGTGAAGTTAGACAGATTCCTGCTCTCACCGCTCCTTTCGTTCGTGCTACCATTTCAGCATCCGCTGGCGGAACAACTGCAACTGTTATCGCATACTACAAAGGTCGCACTCTTGAAGGTGTTCCGCAATTTGGAACGCTTCTCTATACCAACGTTAAGCAGAATGGAAACGTTGGTGCAGGTCTAACTACTAACTGGCAATTTGATTTACCAGCTAATACTCTTGCTAATAACGGGGATTCATTCACTGTTGAAACTCTATCACAAAGCGCAGCTAACGCTACTAATAAACTAACTGCTATTTCAACTACTGCTCAAGTTATCGCATCAGAATCTGGTGTGCCTACTAATGGATTACCAAGACTCCATCGTGTGCATTGCATTCGCACTGGTCCTACAACTGCGCAGGCATGGGGCGAAGTTGAAACACAAGGTGGAGCATCACTAATTAATATTGGAACTCCAATGACTGATGATTGGCGCACTGTTGTTAGCGTCAAGTTCCTCAGTCAAGGTGGCGCTGATAACGATATCATCCACCGCATGTCACAGATTTACTACTATCCAGTGAACGGAACTTACGTAGGACTCTAACATGAAATATATTCTTGCGTTCCTACTCTTACTCATCCCAAGTATTGCGAGTGCGCAAGCACCCAATATTACTTCATACGTTCTTGAGGTATTCGCGCCGGGTGTTCCTACTACTGGAACGCCTGTTCTCACATTGTCATTCCCATCTACTTCTGCTGTCTGTAATCAGACGGCTCCAAGCGTTCCTCCTAATGTAGTCAATCCAACTCAATTTTGGTTTGATGATTCTGCAGTATCTGGTAAAGTCTGTATTGTTCAAATTTTATCAGGTTCATTAAATCCTCTGCCGAATGCAGGTGGATATACTAGCGCAGTATCACAGACTGATAATCTTGGACAGCAATCCGCGAGGAGCGCAGCGAGTAACCCTTTCGCAAAGCAGGGCATTCCTAGCACTCTCACTAACTTGAAAGTTAAGTAACGGTGTTTAACTATGATGACTCGGCGAGAACTATTGCAGCGTTTTGCTGCAGTTCCATTTATCCTTCAGGCCAATACTAAGATATTTCCAGTAGCGGCCGCGAAGCAAGTAATGGCATTCGATAAAGGTTTTTGGAAGCCTAATAAGAAACAAGAACAGTTCTTATCACTTCCAACTTCAATATTCGAAGGATTCTACGGAGGTGGTAACGCTTCTGGTAAATCAGACGTGCTACTTGTGTATGGACTCATTCACAGGTGGCATGAGAATCCTAAATTCAAACAGGTATTCCAGCGTAGGACATATCCTGAATTACGTAATGAGATTGTTCCTCGTTCGCGGGAAATCTATCCCAAGTTTGGAGCAGTCTTTAATAAGACAGATATGACATGGACGTTTCCACGTCCTGACGAATATGGTGGAACTGGTGCAAGAACCGGAGCACTAATATTCCTCTCACATTGCGAGGAGGAAAATGATGTCCACAAGTTTGATAGTATGGAAATTAATCTCTATACTCCTGACGAACTTACTACTTTTACTGAGTATATTTATCTTTATATCGGCTTTACTCGTGTCAGAACTAGTGACCCTAATCTCCCTGCTATCATCCGTGCTGCTGGCATGCCAGGTGGTGTTGGGCATACTTTTACTAAGAAAAGATTTGTCACTCCATATCCCGAAGGTGGAAAGATAATCATTGGAAAAGGAAATGTCAAGCGCATTTATATCCATTCCACTGTTGCTGACAATCCGAATGCTGACCCTGAGTATACTAAGCGTCTTGATGGTATTCCGTCTGAAGCAGAACGTAAGGCCCGTAAGTATGGGGATTGGGACGCATATCAAGGGCAGGTATTCGACGAATTTAGAGACAAGCGATATCCTGATGAACCTCCGAATGCACTACATGTAATACAGCCATTTGAAATCCCTGATTGGTGGCCGCGTATGGTCATTGGTGATTGGGGATTCGCGGCAATGACATATATTGGTTTTTATGCAATAAGTCCCTCTCGCAGACTCTATCTGTATAGAGAGCTTTATTGGTTGAAAACCAAGATTGAAGAATGGGCACCTCATGTTAAAGACTTTTGCGATACTGAGTCTCCGCGAGTAGTCAAGTTCTGTAAATCGGCAGGACAAGACCGTGGACAAGAACATACTATTCAGCAACAGATTGAAGCGGCTCTTGGAAGACCAATCGAACTATCAAACAATTCTCCGGGTAGCCGCGTCGCAGGAAAGATACTACTTCACGAATATCTACGGTGGAAACAAAAGCCAGTCATCCCACCAACTGATATGCCTATTTATTCAGAGGAGTATGCAATGTGGCTCCTCCGAAACAAGGGCTTACCCGATTATAAAGCGTATCTTTCTCTATTTGACCCACCAGAGGAAGAAGCTAATATTCCTAAACTCCAAATCTTTTGCTGCGATGAGCAGATTCATGAGGGCCATCCACACTGCTGCCCATTAATGATTGATAGTATTAAAGCTTGTTCATATGACAAGAAAACTAAAGACGGCAAACCGGCGGAAGACGTTGCCGAATTTGATGGTGATGACCCTTACGATGATATTCGCTATGCCTGCGATTCTGCAGAGCAATTCTTCGATGTGGCATCCGATACTATGAAGAAGCTTGCTAGACAGCAGGCTATTACAGAAGCGCTCAAACATACTGGCGACTTCACCGCATACTATCGAAATATGCGCGCTATTGAATCTTCACCAAGCATGCAAGTAGTTAGTCGATACCATCGCGCAGGTGGTAGGAGACGATAATGTTTTTATTGGAATGGTATAAGCAGTGGCTTGACATTCGTTCCCATCATCGTTCAGACAATATCTTGGTTGAACGTGATGAGAAGGTTTGTCAATCTTGTGAGACTCTAAAGCAACAATTAGAGATTGCAAACTACGAAAAGCAACAATTACTCAATAGACTATTAGAGAAGCCTGCACCCACTGTTGAAAGAACTGAAGCTCCAGTTCCTGTTACACGTCCAACGATGTTACCGTGGCGTGTTAGACAGCAGATGCTAGAGAAAGAAGATAGGGCCAAGGCTAAAGCATTACGTGAAGCCGCGAAGCCTGATAATGCATCTAGCGTAGATGCTGATGCACAGCTTCTTGAAAAAGAATTGAAAGATGCCGAATCCCAAAGAGAAGCAGCCGCAGTCGATAGAAGAACGCAATAGACTTATCGACGAGTCTATGCAGCGGGCTTATCAGAAGGTGTCTAAAGAGATGCCTGATGTTAAGCCTGTAACTGTTAGTCCGCGTGGCGCTTCTTTTATGACTTCGATGTTTATGCCTAAAGGGGCATACGCAGTCACTAATCCTTTCACTGGTAATATTACTTATAATCCTGACACAATGGCTGACCAATCCCAACAGGATATGGAACAGACTATTGCTCACGAACTAACACATACTAGACAATCTCAGGGTGGTGGAATACTAGGCCATCTTAGAGATGTTGGCGACCAGATGGTTCAAAATGTTAAGGGAATCTGGGGTGGGAATGAAGATAAAGTTCCTGCTGGTATAAGTCCAAATTCTCCTTATCATGACCCATACTATTGGCGTCCACGTGAGATGGCAGCCTTTCAAGCAGAACGTGACCGTGCGTTAAATCAGCACTTTTCCGCTCCTGACCCTATTGACCAGAGTCGGGATATTATGCTTCCCGGTCCTCCTATCAAAAGACCTATGATAGATACTGGACCATCTGACGAAGTAATGAGACGGCAACAGGCACTTAAAGCTGTGAGGGGTTACTAATGCCGTGGGACCAGGTGATGCACAAGTTCAAGAATAAAGAACTGCATTCCGGAAGCAAGAAGGGAAAGCAGGTCACTAATAGAAAGCAAGCAATTGCAATTATGCTTTCCGAAAAACGTGCCGCGCAGGGTGGCAAATCTGAATACCAATCAAAAGGTAAGGGCGTTGATACCGGCCCTTCTAGTAACTTCAAAAAGAAGAAGGGGCTTAAGTAATGCCTGTTGACACTGGCGGCAAGATGTCGTTTATGCAACGTTTTGGGAAACAACTTCCCAAGATGATTAATCAAGTTGGTCAGCAATACGGCGGAGATTTCCGTGGTGCTGCCAAACTATCAGGTGGAGTTGGTGACAGGATGCGTCAGCCTGGAGGATTTTTCGGTAGACCACAACAGGGTGCTACTGAAAGAGGTGCTATTGGTGGGGTTCCCACTAATACACCACAGTCTCCACCTCCTGTAGCACCGCCATCGCCTGAACCTGTAGGCGGAATGGCACCATCAATGCCTATTGTCAGAGGTCCACAATTCGGTGGATTTGGACATGGTGGTGGGCCATACAATACTGGTATTACTGGTGGGATGAATTTCTCTCCCGGAATGATGCAACCACAACCTGATTCGTCAATGACGACAGGTGATATGGTTCATCCTGGCGCATTAGGTGGATTGTTCGGGAACTACAACCGCATGCGTCCGATGTTCGGATAATAATCATGCCGATGGAACTCTCTGACGAACTTAAGTCTTGCCTTAAAGAAGTTGTAACACACTTCGATAAGGAGGACTCTGCCACGCGCTATCGCCAAATTAGAACGTGGCGTAGACTTAAGTTAATGTGGGAGGGTTTCTATCGCACATGGTATTCCGAAGTTAATCATGATTGGAGAATCTGGGACGAAGAAGCTAGCAATGATGATGGTGACCAAGCATCGTATGATAAGCCAATCAATGTTTTTCGTGCTTATCTCGAATCCATTATTGCTGCCCTTAGCATCACAGTTCCTCCAGTTAAGTGCTACCCTGACGATGCTGATAACAACCTAGACTTAGATACGGCAAGAGCTGGCGACAGAATTGCCAAACTAATCTATCGTCATAATGATGTAACACTTCTCTGGTTACACGCACTATTCATTTACTGCACGGAAGGAATGGTAGCCTGCTATAGTTATCCTAAAGAGGATGACGATTACGGCTCATATGATAAAAAGGAATACAAGGACGAGGAGGAAGAACACTCCTATGCTAAGTGTCCTAACTGCGGATATACACTAGATGACCAACTTACTAATCCTGACCAACTAGCACAAGACCCACAATATCAAGAATATAAGAAAAAGGCTGAACAGAATAAAGACCTGTTCATGCCTGACGATGACGATGTAGCAATTCAGGATGTGGTTCAGAATGAACCAGAAATGTGTCCTGCTTGCCTACAGACTATTATTCCTGAACTGAGTAAGGAAACTCTTATTGTAACACGTTTAGTTGGTGTTACACAGGAGCCAAAAACTCGCGTTTGTTTGGAAGCATATGGCGGACTCTACGTTAAAGTTGCTAACTACGCAAAGCAACAGAAGGACACGCCGTATCTTATTTATGCCTACGAAACTCACTATGCAATGGCCATTGAACGGTATGAGCACTTGCATGAAAAAAAGAAGGAAGATTGGGCTCAAAAGGTACAATCTTCTACGGGGCCGAAAGACCCATACGAACAGTGGGGTAGATTAAATCCACAGTATCAGGGTGAATATCCCATGAATACTGTGACTGTTAGAAACGCATGGCTACGACCGGCGGCGTTCAATATTCTCGACATGGACAAAGCAAAACAACTAAAGGAGAAATTTCCCAATGGTGCAAAAGTCGTCCTCATCAACGACGAATTCGCAGAGGCATGCAATGAATGTCTCGATGATTGTTGGACTCTTACTTATAATCCTCTCAGCGACTATATCTCTCACGACCCTCTGGGTCTTCTTCTCGTTTCTATTCAGGAAATTACCAACGACCTTATTTCTCTCATACTTCAAACTATCGAACACGGTATCAGTCAAACATTTGCTGACCCTGCTGTTCTTAATTTTAATGCTTA